CGCTCTCGCAGCCGCACGGGCAGCAGCGCAGAATCCTCCCGCCCCGGTCCCCGCTCCCGCTCCCGAACCGGAGCCCACGCCGGAGCCCACGCCCGCTCCCGAACCGGAACCGGAGCCCACGCCCACGCCCACGCCGGAGCCTGAGCCCACGCCTACGCCGGAGCCTGAGCCCACGCCGGAGCCTGAGCCGGAACCCACTCCCACCCCGGAACCCTAATGTCCATCGAGTATCGTGGCCGCACCTTCCCCGGATACAACAAACCGATCCAGTCGGATAACCCGGAGAAGAAAAAAATGGTCCTCGCCAAGGAGGGCGATCAGGTCAAGCTGATCCACTTCGGCGATGCGAGCATGGGCCACAACTACAGCGCCGCAGCACGGAAGTCCTACCTCGCCCGCAGCGCGGGGATCAAGGGGAAGGACTCCAAGCTGTCGGCGAACTACTGGAGCCGCAAGGTCCTCTGGGCCGGCCCCGGAGGGAGCAAGAAGTCACCGCCAGGTGGCAGGGGGAAATACTGACGTGAAAAAGGAAACGAAGGTCCGCAAGGTCATGCGCGAGTTCAAGGCAGGCAAGCTGAATTCCTCCTCCGGCTCGAAGGTCAAGAACCCCAAGCAGGCCATCGCCATCGCCCTGAGCGAGGCCGACCGGATGAAGAAGAAATCGAGGTAGTCGCCATGGCGTACACCAACACCTCCCTTCGCGAACGTATCAAGGACGAAGTCATGGCGTCCAACAAGGGCGGCAAGCCGGGGCAGTGGAGCGCCCGCAAGGCGCAACTCTTGGCGCAGCGGTACCAGAACGCGGGAGGGGGATATCGCGCCGGAAAAACCTCCGCGCAAAAGAGCCTCAGCAAGTGGACGAAAGAAGACTGGGGAACCAAGAGCGGCAAGCCGTCCACGCAAGGCCCTGAGGCCACCGGAGAACGATACCTGCCGCGCCGCAAGCGCGAGGCCATGCCCGATAAGGAGTACGCAGCCACCACCCGCAAGAAGCGTGAGGATCTCGCCAAGGGGAAGCAGTTCTCGAAGCAGCCAGTCAAGAGGAAATAGCCCATGCCCACATCTGGAGTCACCAGCTACAACCCGTCCATCGCCGAGATCATCGACGAGGCCTACGAACGCGCCGGCATCCAGACGATGACGGGCCACGAGTACATCACCGCCCGACGGAGCCTCAACCTGCTCACGCTGGAGTGGGCCAACCGCGGTATCAACCTCTGGACGCTCGATGAGGAAACGCTCCCCCTTACCGCCGGGGTGTCCTCGTATACCCTGCCGACCGATACTGTGGACGTTCTGAGTGGCGAACTGCGCCTCTTCGCCGGAAACACGACGTTGCAGAGCGATTCCTCTATTGATCGGATCTCGTTCAACCAGTACGCCTCCCTGCCGAACAAGCTGGCCCCCGGCAGGCCGACGCAGTTCATGATCCATCGGGGCGTCGTGCAGCCGACGATCTACTTCTGGCTGGTGCCGGATCAGAGCAGCACCTATACGTTCTACTACTGGCGCATGCGGCGCATTCAGGACCCCGGCAGCGCGGTGAATACGGCAGACGTGCCCTTCCGCTTCGTCCCGGCGCTGATCTCCGGCCTTGCGTATCATCTCGCCGCCAAGCGCAAGGAGTCTATGGCGCTCGTCCCGACGCTGAAGGAACGCTACGACCAGGACTGGGACCTGGCAGCCGACGAAGACCGCGACCGCTCGCCGCTGCGAATCGTGCCGTACCGGAGCTACCGGTGAGCGGATACTCCAGCGGCCAGAACTCGAATGCCTACTGCGATATCTGTGGGCGGCCGATAAAGTATCGCGAACTGCGCGATCACATATATAATCAAAAAAGGGATGGCCTCAAGGTCTGCTCCCAGTGCGATGACGAGGATAACCCACAACTCCAAGTCGGTCGCTTCTTCCGAGCAGAACCACAGGCCCTCTGGCAACCGAGACCGGACACGCCAGAACTCGCAACGTCCCGCGCATTTGCCCGCTGGAATCCAATTCTGAACCTGGTGATGGAAGTCACGCTGGGTCAGGTAGATGCGAGGTTGACATGAAGTTTCAAGGCAAAGTAGTCCGTAAACAACTCGGGGGCACGCTCCCGGCCAACGCCGCCGCCGATAGCGCGGCGCGGATCATGGGCGGTGTTCGATTCCCGAACGCGCCGAGTCTGGCCGGCATCCCCGGCGTCCCAATGAATACGCCCGCCCCCGGCATGTCGCAGAGCGCGGCGATCCCCGCTGCTCCTGCTACCGGAAGGCGTCGGCAATCAACACAGGATCTGCTTCAGTCTGCCGTGATGGGCGGACTCGCTGGACTCGGCGGCAACGCTGGCATCACTGCCGGTCTTGCGATGCAGATCATACCGATCTTGGCGGACCTGATGAAAAAAGGGTCCGCAAGTCCAAAGAAAAAAGGAGGTGGTCCAGTGAAAGGTCGAATGAAGAACGAGGTCGGGAAGAACGCAATGCCCAAGCCTGCAAAGAAGGTCGCCGCGGCGAAGAAAGGCTACGCCAAAGGCGGCATGATGAAGATGAAGGGCAAGGCTTGCTAGGGTGACTTACGCTACCCTGGTGCAGTTGATGAAGGACTACCTGGAAAACCAGGAAGCGTCCTTTGTCAGCAACATCCCGGACATCGTCAGACTGGTCGAGGAGCGGATCTATAACACGGTTCGCACCCCAGACCAGCGGCAGAGCGTGACGGGGACGACGGCAACGGCCACAATTACCACACCGGGTTCGTTCGTCGAACCACTGGGCCTGTACGTCAACTCCGTCCCGCTGCTGCCGAAAGCAGTCAGCTATATTCGCACAGCCTATAGTGGAATCACTGGGCCGCCTGAGGCATACGCGATGCTGAATGCCATCGCCGACTCCCCCAATGCGAATGCCCCGGCAACGATCCTGATCGGGCCATCCCCCAGCACCACCTACTCCTACACGCTCGACTACGTTGGCGCTCCCACTTCGATCACCGTGGCTGCCAGCCCATCGCGGACAACGTGGCTTTCGGCGAACTTCTCGTCAGTGCTTCTGTACGGGTGCCTGGTCGAGGGCTACATCTACAACAAGGGGCAGGCTGACATGATGGCCGAATACAAAGCGCAATACGAGGCAGGAATGAGGGAACTCAAGCGCAGCGCCGAGGGCCTGCTGCAACAGGACGAGTACCGGGATCGTCCGCTCGGCAGGGAGGTCACGCAGTAATGCCATTCACTGGCTCCTACGTCTGCACGTCGTTCTATACGGACCTGCTGAACGGCACAATCAACTTCGGGATCAATCAGATCAAGCTAGCCCTGTACACCAACTCGGCTACGCTGAACGCCTCGACCACCGGGTACACCAGTTCTGGAGAAGTGGCTTCGGGTGGAGGCTACTCCACGAAAGGCGAGATCGTCACCGCCGCCGTGACGACGACCAACACGACGAATGGTCCGGTCGTCATCCTCGACTTCTCCGATGCGGTCTGGACCACGCCGACGTTCACGGCGCGGGGAGGGCTCCTCTACGATGAGACCGCGAGCGGCGACCCCGCTATCGCTGTCATCGACTTCGGGCTGGATATCACCGGAAACGGCGTCAATAACTTAACCGTGTCCTTCCCGCCTCCAACGGCGAACGCGGGATACCTTGTCATTAAAACTGTCCTGAATAACCCATAATGCCGAGTACATATACAGCGAATAACGCCCTCACGTTGCAAGCGTTCAACGAGAACCCCTCGACCTGGGGAACGATTGCCAACACTGTATTCAGCCTGATCGACGCCTCTCTCGACGGAGTGGAGGCGATTGACGCCTCCGGTTCCGGGGCGACCGCCACGCTGACGATTACGGACGGAGCGGATGCGCCGGCGCGGGCTCGGGTGCTGAATTTCACGGGAGCCAGAACCGTCACCGATATCACGGTTACGATTGGCCCGAATACGGCTGAGAAGATCTACTGGGTGAAGAACTCCACGACGGGCGGATTCAGCGTGATCCTGGCCCAGGGGAGCGGAAGCACCGTCACCATCGCTCCGGGCGCGTGGGCCCTTGTGTTTCTGAACGGAGCCGGGAGCGGGGCCAGCGTGACTACGCTGACCAGCCTATCCTTGGCGGGGTCTGCGTCTGGCATGACCACCGTCCAGCCGTCCGCTGCCGCGTCTGGCACCCTTACGCTCCCTGCTGCGACCGACACGCTGGTAGGCAGGGCGACTACGGACACGCTGACCAACAAGACGCTGACCTCTCCGACGCTGGTTACTCCGATTCTGGGCACGCCGACTTCGGGGACTCTGACGAGCTGTACGGGGCTGCCGATTTCGACGGGGGTTTCCGGTCTGGCGACGGGTGTTGCCGCTTTCCTGGCGACGCCGACCTCGGCGAACCTGGCGGCGGCGCTGACGGACGAAACGGGTAGCGGCGCCAACGTGTTTGCGACCTCTCCGACTATCGCCACGCCGACAATTACCACCAGCGCCACGGCTCCTCTCGTCATTGGCGGGACTGGGACGACATCGACATTGGCCCTGCGTTCGACATCGGGTGTTGGTACAACGGGAGCGGACATCATTTTCCAGACCGGGAACAATGGCGCGACAGAAGCCATGCGGATCCTGAATGGGGGCAACGTTGGCATAGCGAATTCAAGTCCAGCGCACACATTAGACGTGACCGGGACGAGCAGATGCACCGGAAGGTCATTAGCGTCCTTCGGCGTGTTTTCTGGTACCCTATCGACCTATGACGCCTCCGCTGGAGCGGTATATGTTGGCTTCGCCAGTGGAGGATACATCCGGTCGGTCAGTAACAATGCTGGCGCGGCCTCAAGCCTTGGGTTCCAAATCGACAACGCTGGCACCAATAGAATCTTCATTGACACCGCCGGGAACGTCGGGGTTGGGTTGACCTCCATAAGCTATCAATTTCAGGTAGGCACCGATTCTGCCGCCAAGCCATCGACAAATACTTGGACCATCGCCTCGGACGCTCGACTGAAAACCGTTAAGGGCGAATACACGAAAGGGCTTACGGAGATCTGCCAAATTCGTCCGGTGCGATATGAGTACAACGGCAAGGGCGGCTTCGATGCTGACGGGAAAGAACAGATTTCAATTCTAGCGCAAGAATTGATGCAGGTGTTTCCTGAATGCGTTGGCACATTCAGGGGCAAGCTAACCGAGAAAGGCCCCGAAACCGATCTCTACAACTACAACGGACACGCGATCACCTTCGCCCTCATTAACGCAATCAAAGAGTTAAAGGCTGAGATTGATCTACTGAAAGCGGCACAATAAACAACAGGAGACCAATATGTTTCTAGACGCAGTTAAAGCAAGTTTCATTGCCCAAGGCCATGCGATGGCGAATCACTTCAATACGGAGAACGAGAAGCAGTTTCTCGAAGCCGCGAAGAACTGGGCACTCAACGGCGGCGGCGAGAACCAGCCGAGGCCAGCCGAAGCCGTCGAGGCGCAGTTCGATTTCGAGGGGCTGTGGAGCATGACCCTAGAGCCCGC